CTCATGTGTGGATTCCAAATGATGTACATTCGATTGATTCTATTCCAGATGGAACCACCAATGCAGATGGATGGCCTAGACATGAAGTACGTGCATTAAGAAAAAATGGAAAGAGCGAAGCTTTGGTTGTTCACAATTCAGCAGTGAAGATACCACAAACTCTTTCTTGGATGAATAAATCAAAAGCAGATAAGATGGCTGCTCAAATCAGAGACATGCATGCTTCTGATAAAGCATTGAATGAATCCGAATTTCAAGTTGGACAGACTGTTAGACATACACCATCTGGTGCAATTGGAAAGATTCACACTGCCAATCAAAGCCTAACGTCACATACAGATGGTAGAGCGTATAAAGCACACACTGTTAATTTTGGAAACGGAAATATAAAGACTGTTAAACACAATGAACTCAGTTCCGACACATCTGGCTTGAATGAATCCGAATTTCTCTCAGAAGACTTTTCTAAGATGCCAAGAGCTACACTCGTCAGAAAGTATAAGGACTATGCTACCAAGGCAATCGAGCATCACAAGGCATTGAATGACCCACATCCAGTCTTTCCAAAGACTGTTGAAGGATGGCACAAGCTAAGACTTGATCACTTCCTACATGGTGCAAAGGAAATCAAGAAAGAGCTTGAGGATCGTCGTGCAAATGGGATTAGAGAGTCACATGAACACGAAAATAGACCAATGGCTGCATCTGGATTAACTAGCTATCGACATCCTAGTGCATATGGTGGTTATGTAATGATTGGTGCGAAAAATCACGAAGATGCTTTAAAAGAAGCTAGTAGAAGTACTAGAAATGTCAGTAAAGACAAATTAGAAGTTTGGAATGGTTCCAAATATGTAAAAGCTCATGGATAAACTTATGAAAACCTATATTATCGCAGCTACATTACTACTTCTCTCAGCATGTCAAACAGTTCCACCATGTTCTGTTTCGGTGCAAGATGATTCCAACAAGGTCTATCTTGCATTAGAGCAGCCAGCACCATTGGATTTGAGCACTTTCAAGGCTATCAATCTAGTTGATGTCAAAGAAGGGAATGTTTCTATTGTCCAGATGTCAGAGGATGACTACACAAAACTAAATTCTTTGATCAACATTTTAAGTGGAAGAATAGAATTATTACAAGACAATTTGACAGCGTATCATAATTATTACGAAAAGCCTGTTGTGCCTGTAGTGACACCAGCCAAATAGTAGTTTTCAGCGTTCAGTTGGTTTAAACTAGTCGTTCTAATAAAATAAGAGCGTGTTGTAAATGTATTGGCTTCAAAAATCATATGTTAATCAAATTTCCTCTTCCTTGAGAAACTTTAAGTGGAAGGGAACAGAAACTGCCAACTTTTCGTGTCCGGTATGTGGAGATAGCACAAAGGACAGCAGAAAGGCAAGAGGATATCTACACACTGTCAATGACAAGAAGACATTTGAACGAGTGTTTATGTTCACTTGTCATAATGGCTGCGCTTCCATGTCATTCGACGCCTTCTTAAAGCATGTAAACCAAAACTTACATGATGACTATCGAATGGAAGTCTACAAGGAACGCTCCCAAGGCTCTACAAAGACCATACAGACACCAGAACCGATCAAACATACTGCGCCTGTCATTCAGAAAGTCAGCACAGCTTTGGTGCCTTGTAGCGAGCTTCCAGAAGATCACGAAGCCGTCCAGTATCTACACAAACGACAGATTCCAGATTTGTCTAAATTTTACTGGGCTAAGAACTTTGTTGAAGCTATCGAGAGCTTAAATCCAGAAAATGTTATAAAGGTCAAACCAGAGCCTAGAGTGTGCCTGATCATGCGCGATCAGATAGGCAATCCAACCGGCATTATTGGTAGACAAATCGACAAAAATGCTGATCCAAAATTCCGTTATATGACAGTAAAATTCGATGAGGATTTTCCAAAAATATACGGTTTGGAAAACCTAAATAGAACCCGGACTCATTTTTTGGTCGAGGGTCCAATCGATTCAATTTACATTCCTAATGCAGTTGCCTTGTGTGGTGGATTCATGTCTTTAGACACCCTAGAATCGCTAGTAGACAAGGACAAAACAATAGTTGCTCTGGATAACGAGCCAAGGAAGAAAGAAGTAGTAGAGCACATGCAAAAATTCGCTGTGGCCGGATACAAAATCGTTGTTTGGCGGGACATGCCATCAGAGTTGAAGGATATCTCTGATATGGTGTGTAAGGGAGGATTTTCCGTGAGAGACCTTCTGACCTATATCGCCAGTCATACATTTTCTGGCTTGCAAGCACAACAAGAACTTAACATTTGGAAAAGGATAAATGTCGAAGATAAAAATAAACAGAGAGTCAATTAAAACACCATGGTCATCAGTAGGTTATCTCACATACAAAAGAACCTATTCAAGACGATTAGAAGAGGATAGTTTAAATTCAGATACAGAAGAATTTCATGATACTATTGAGCGTGTCATCAAGGCATGCCAAGAGCAGTTGAATTGTAATTTTACATCAGAAGAAGAAGAACGTCTTTACTATTATCACAAGACTTTAAAAGGTGTGGTCGCTGGTCGCTTTTTGTGGCAACTAGGAACATCAACAGTTGATAAATTGGGACTCGCTTCTCTTCAAAATTGTGCATTTTGTGTCATTGACGAACCAATTAGACCATTCACATGGGCTATGGACATGCTAATGCTCGGTTCTGGTGTTGGATATAACATTCAAAGAGAATTTGTTTATAAGCTTCCACCAGTAAAAGACGAATTTAAGATTCCTGTTCGACAGGACAATGCCAGTGCCGATTTTATCGTTCCAGATACTCGTGCTGGTTGGGTGGAATTGTTGAAGAAAACATTGGAAGGTGCTTTCAGCCCTGATATTGAAAGTGGATTCACATTCAGCACTCAATTGATTCGTGGAAAGGGAGCACCGATCAAGGGTTTTGGTGGTGTATCATCAGGTCCAGAAGATTTGTGTTGGGGAATTGATGAAATTTCAAAAGTCATACAGGGACGTGAAGGAAAACAACTTCGTCCAATCGATTGTCTTGATATTATGAACATTATTGGTGCAGTAGTTGTTGCTGGTAACGTTCGTAGAAGTGCTCAAATTGCTATTGGTGATAGTGACGATCTTCAATACCTTAATGCAAAGAATTGGTCTACTGGAACCATTCCGAATTGGCGTGCTAATTCAAATAATTCAGTTGTCTGTAATGATTTCAAGACTCTCCCAGAAGAATTTTGGAACACCTATAAAGGTGGTTCGGAACCATATGGTATCATCAATCTGAAGCTTGCTCGTGCTGTTGGAAGGGCTGGTGATACACGTTACAAAGATAAGAAGGTTCAGGGATTCAATCCTTGTCAACCAGATTTTGCAACAGTTTTAACACCAGATGGATTAAAACAATTTAAAGATGTTGATGTCGGGTCTAAAATCTGGTCAAAACAAGGATGGACTAATATTATTAATAAGTGGTCTACAGGAGTTAAAGATGTTTTCTCTTATAGGACAACAGGTGGTGAATTTATCGGCACATTTAACCACAAAGTGGATACAAAATGTGGTAAGTGTGAAATAGATATAGCTGATAAAATTCTTACTATATCTGGTGAGAATATGAATATTCAATATAGACCATCTGCTGTCATTGATGGGGTATTTTTTGGTGATGGTTATTATAAACATCGTGAGCGTAATAAATCTTATCCAATTTTGACTATCGGAAAGAATGATTATGATTATTTTGATTCTGAAGAAATCAAACCTTATCTAAAAACATTGTTTGGACGCGATGAATCAAGAGAGGATTGGTTTATCGAAACATCAATTTCTAAAAATGAAAAGAAATATACTCATTCTCTGGAAATTCCGACTAGAATTTTATATGGAGATAAATCTTATCTAGCTGGTTTTTTGCGTGGTTTGTATACAGCTGATGGATCGGTTATTGTTCAAAATGGAAACTCTTGCCGAGTTACATACAAGACAGTTTCCTCTAATATGGCTCGTGATGTACAACTTGCTCTATCAACTCTTGGTATTCGTTCATATATAACAACAAATAAGCCACAGATGGTTGAATTTGAAAACGGGACTTACTTGTGCAAAAAAAGCTATGATGTAAATATCACAAAAGATAGAAAGACATTTTCTGAGATAATTGGGTTTGTTCAAAAATATAAAATGAACAAATTGAATAATCATATTGGAACTATATATAAAGGTGATACATATACTAAGAAAACTGATAAGATTTATCTTGGAAGATACGAAGTATTTGATATAACTGTTGACAACGATTCTCATACTTATTGGACTGGTGGTCTTTCTGTTTCAAATTGTGCAGAACAGGGCCTAGAAACCAAAGAAACTTGTGCATTGGCTGAAAATTTTCTTTCAAACATCGAGTCGAAAGAAGAGCTATTTGACGTTCTAAAATTGCTTTATCGAGTGGTAAAACATTCACTTCGTTTACCATGCCACAATAAAGATACAGAGGAAGTGGTTTGGCGAAATATGCGTATGGGTCTTGGAATGACCGGATATCTTCAGGCTACTGAAGAACAACGTTCATGGCTACCAGATGCCTATGAAATGCTTCGTGCCTATGATGTTGAATATAGTGCTAAGATGGGTTGGCCTGTTAGTATTAAGCTAACAACGGCAAAGCCATCTGGAACATTATCACTACTTCCCGGTGTTACTCCCGGTGTTCATCCCGGATATGCCCAGTACATGATTCGTCGTATTCGAATTGCATCCAATCACTCATTGGTTGATACTTGCAAGAAGTTTGGATACCATGTTGAATTTGCAAAGAAGTTTGACGGAACTGATGACCATGGAACAATGGTTGTTGAATTTCCATTTGCATATCCAGAAGGAACTGTTTTAGCAAAAGATGTCTCAGCAATCGCGCAATTGGAATGGGTCAAGCGTCTACAGACTGATTGGAGCGATAACAGTGTTTCCTGTACAGTTTATTATAGGTCAGAAGAGCTTCCAGAAATTCGTGAATATTTGAGTAAAAATTTCAACAAGAATTTCAAAACTCTTTCTTTTTTGCTTCACAGTGAACATGGATTTGTTCAAGCACCATTTGAAGAGATTACCAAAGATCATTACGACAAATTGGTCTCAAAGACAAAATTGATAGATCATATTGATTCTGTTCTTGACTTTGATGAGTCGAATGAATGTAACACTGGTGTCTGTCCTATCAGGTAGAAAGTGTGTTTCCCGTAAATAAGAGAATCATACTCTAAAGAGGGGAACACAAAATGGGAATTAAAACATCTGGAATCGATGATCCCGGTTATGTTGATGGCATTGCTGTCACGCCGGGATCACCTTATTCTTCAACAGACAACTCACTTGTAGCAAAGGCGTTGTGGGTCGGTGGTACAGGTAATATCAGTATTGAAACTATTGGTGGTAATACTGTTGTCTTCAATAGTGTTCCAGTAGGAATCTTTCCAGTAGCAGCAAAATTAGTTAATGCTTCTGGAACCACTGCAACCAATATCGTAGCTCTATTTTAAATGACTGATTTTTTTTCCAATATCAGCAGGGAAGCCTCGTTTGGTTGGATTTTCTTTATTTTGGTTTTGCTTGTCGTTCTCTTTTTGAGAAGCAGGACAAAAAATAGTGAAAGTAAAATCAACTTTGACGATCTTCTTATTGATCAGACTACTGGAAAAATTTCATGGGCGGCTTCTGTTTTGTTTGGAAGCTTTTTGGTCACATCATTGATATTGGTCTATCAGACTTTCAAAGGATCATTAACTGATGTGACCTTTTCGGCTTATCTAGGCGCATGGGTAGCACCACTGATTGCAGCAATGTTTAAAAGACCATTCAAAGATGATGATCGCAGAGGGGATGATCACAAACCAGAATGATTTATGTGTGAGTCATTAAATATGGTTTATGGATCATGAAAATTACATTATCGGAATTGACTACTCGTTAAATTCTCCTGCAGTCTGTTTACTTTATAGTGAACGTCCAGAGATAGAGAACTGTATTTTTAGTGCTATTGCCAAAGCCAAGAAACATACAAATAATCCACATCCTCATCTAAGAATTCAGGAACAAAGAGAATTACGAGGTATGGAGCGATATATTTCCAATGCAAAATTGGTCAGTGATATGGTGATTGAATGTGTAGCAGCAACTGGAAGAATGCCACATGTTTTCATCGAAGGATACAGTTTTGGGTCTTCTGGACAAGCAATATTCGACATAGCAGAAAATTGTGGAATTTTGAAGTATCAACTCAAAAGAGATTGGAATATTGATGTTATTCCATTAGCACCATCTTTGGTTAAAAAACTTGCTAGTGGAAAGGGAAATGCCAGAAAAGATCAGATGTATGGTGCTTGGATCAAGGCTGGTGGGATTGATCTGATGTCATTTTTTGACACAAAGAATCTAGATTCTAACCCATTGAGTGACATCGTGGATGCGTATTTTGTTGCTACTGCTGGAAGAGAAAGCCTGCTGGCCGAAAAGTCTTAAATACTTGATCTAATGGTATTTATAAAGTAGGAGATTAAACGTGACTTATCAAGTTTCGCCGGGAGTATACCCACGAGAAATCGATCTAACAGGTGTTCTAGTTGCCGCAACTTCCTCTATAGGTGCATTTTCTGGTGGTTTCAAGTGGGGACCAGTAGCTGAATTAGTTTTAAACACAAACGAACTCGATCTTGTAAACAATTATCTTGCACCAGACCTTGATACACAGGTTGACTTCTTCATAGCTTCTTCCTTCCTTAGCTATACCAGTGCACTTCAAGTTTCTAGAGCAATGTCTCCTTCTGCATTGAATGCAACTTCATCTGCAGATGCAACAGCAGGTGGTGGTGGAACAGGATTCTTGATCAGAAATCAGAACGATTATACCACAGCAACAATTCCAAGCACCGCAGATTGGGTAGCAAAGTATCCGGGTGCTGCTGGCAACGGTCTTCGTGTTTATATGGTTGCCTCTCAAAATGGCTTCGTAGACCTAAAGAGCCGTGCAGCTTTGACAGCACCATTTCCTTCTGGAACAACTCAGTTGGATGTTAATATCTATAGTCAGTTGGTCAAGATCATCGGTCGTTCTGGTCCTAACACAACTACTTATGCAGCTGGATTCAATGCACAAAATGATGAACTTCATATTTTTGTTGTTGACTATGCAGGTACATTCTCTGGCACTGCAGGAACAGTTCTTGAAGAATATCTAGGTCTTTCTCAGATTACCGGTTCTATCGGAAATGATGGAACATCACTCTATTATGTGGATGTGATCAATACCCAATCTCAATATATCTGGTGGGGACAACATTCAACAAGATTCAACCCAACATTGGTCGGAAATCCAGTTGTTCAAAATGCTAACTATTTTGAATCTACTCTAGCATTTCTATTTGATTATGCTCTTGCTGGTGGTTCTGATGGTGTGACATTGACTGATGCAGACTACATCAATGCAAATTCATATTTCAAGAACAAGAGCAATGTCAATATTGCTCTATTGATTGTCGGTGCACAAGACTCAACAGTTGCATTGGATGCAATTCAGAATATCGCTGAATACAGAACAGACTGTGTGGCTTTCATTTCACCACCAGCCGAGTGTGTTGTTGGTGCAGCTGATCCGCTTGAGAATGTCATCGGATATCGTGATTCTAGCTTGACTCAGGCATACCCATTTGGTTCTAACACTCTCGGTGGCTATTCATCTTCCTATGCTGTTCTAGATAACAACTGGAAGTATATGTACAACAAGTATGCAAATAACTACCTATGGATACCTACTTGTGGTGATATTGCTGGATTGTGTGCAAGAACTGATGCGATGAATGATGAATGGTGGTCTCCAGCTGGTTACAATCGTGGTTTTATCAAGAATGCAATCAAGCTTGCTTATAACCCAGACGAGCCAGATAGAGACGAATTGTATCCTGTCAACATCAACCCAATCATTTCTGAACCGGGTACAGGTCCACTTCTTCTTGGTGATAAGACTCTTCAGACGAAGCCTTCTGTATTCAGCAGAATTAACGTTCGTCGTTTGTTCATCGTTCTTGAGACGACAATCACACTTGCTGCAAAGTATAGTTTGTTCGAGTTTAATGATCAGTACACTCAAGCTGCTTTTGTTTCTCTAGTAGAACCTTTCTTGAGAGATGTACAGGGTAGAAGAGGTATTATTGATTTTGACGTGATTTGTGATTCTACAAATAACACACCACAAGTCATCAATAGCAATAGCTTTGTTGGATCGATATTCGTTATCCCAAATCAATCTATTAACTGGATTCAGTTAAATTTTGTCGCAGTCAATAACGGAGTTCAATTCTCGACTATTACTGGACAGATTTAATAGCGTGATAAATAACTATAACAGTAAAGATTCAGGAGTTTTACAATGCCGTTTGACATAACCGCTTTTAGGGCAAAATTGGTAGGTGGTGGTGCAAGACCTAATATGTATGAGGTCATCTTGACCGCACCTCCTTTTGTTGGTTTGGACACAGAACAGTTTGCCTTTATGTGTCAAGCTGCCTCTCAACCAGAATCGACAACTGGTTCATACAAGCTTTACTACTTTGGTCGTCCTACAAGTCATGGTGGTGATCGTACATTCTCTCCATGGCAGTGTGAAATTATTTGTGATGAGACTTTCGATTTAAGAAATGCAATGGAAACATGGCAGACTCAAATTGCATCTCATACTACAACAAATGATGCGCAGCGTGGTGGTGGTGCAACTTCTGCTCCTAATTCATATGTTGGAAAAGCGACTGTTAACCAATATTCAAAGACTGGTCAGATCATAAAGACATACAGTTTCAATGCTTTGTGGCCTACTGCAGTTGGTGGAATTGCACTCGGATGGAGTCAAAATGACACTATTGAAGTGTTTCCAGTTACGTTTGAATACGATTACTTTACTACAAATTCTGTCCTATAAAACTTATAAATCAAACCATTGGGACAATAGGGGATATGAAAATATCCCCTTTCTTTTTACATTTATCACCATGATGCTTTGTGTAATTTCCAACATCCATTATCGTTCCACAATGTGGGCATTGTAATTTCTGTCTAACTCGTCCTCTCAGAGAAGCAGCAACCTTATCATTATGCTCCTTAGTATGAGTTCTACCTGTTAAAGAAATTGATTGCTTTCTTCTTTGTTCTTCTGATGGAACCTTCCCAATTAGAGTTTGCCAGTAAATCTTTGCAGATTTACTATTTTTCATTGATTCAGATCGCAATTTTCTTTCTTCTTTACTTTTTGGGATTTTATTCTTTGATCTTGAAATTTTCCAATTAGCAATATGATCAGGTGATTTTGGTCCTCTTTTAACTCCCTTCCAATGTTTAAAATTTCCACCTTTACCACCTAAACATTTATTATAACACATTGGATCATCCAATATAATTTGTGTTACAAGTTCAGATTCACCTATAAAAGCCGCTTCTTCTGAATCGTAGAAATTGAGAATTTCTCGTTTAAAATTCTCTCTACCATATTTTCTTATAGCAGCCTGTAAATGTTTATTTGTTCCGAGATATCGGTCTTCAAGAACTTCTGAAGAGTGTTTTCCAAGGTAAAATTTACAATTAATTAAATTAGTGGTCTTGTATGTGAAGTGATAAATACCCATGCTGCCAACATCCTTAAAGTGGTTAAAGTAGAGCTAGTGGGTTTGCCGACCGCGACTAGCATTCTTTATTTATACCGACAAGTTAAATAATACACAGTTTATCATATTGAGGTTATCAATGAGCAGCCGACTTTTCGGGTTTGTCATCAATAATACAGAGGTAGAGGAACAAATTCGTCGTGCACCTGTTCAACCCAGTGCTGACGATTCTTCTATTGAAGTAGGCTCTCCTGTTGGTGGAATGGCTCAGCAACAACGTATTATCGGTACTGACAACACCTATCGTTCAGAAAATGCTCTCATCAACAAATATCGTGACTGTGCATCTTCACCATTCATTGACAATGCTGTTGATGCGATAACCACCGAAGCTATTGTGAATGATGATGGTTCGAAGAATTCAGTGGAAGTGAAATTCACAGAGGATACAGCCCTTCCAGACACTCTCCAGAAACAGATTCAGCAGGAATTTGATTATGTCCTGAAGATGTTTGACTTCAAGCTTTCTGGACATGATATCTTCAGACGATGGTATGTTGACGGAAGAATCTATTTCTTTAAGGTCATTGACGAAAAAAATCCCGGTGCCGGTATCAAGGAACTTAGATACATCGATCCTAGAAAAATCAAGAAGGTTAGGATGTATGGAAATGATCGAGACAAGCCAGTCGATCAATTTTCGGCAATGAATGTGTCATTTGTGGAATTTTGGTTGTTCTGTGATACAGGATTGGATTCTGGTGCACAGTCCTATATGACTTCTATTCCACAAGGTCAGAACATTATCTCGATTGCCAAAGATTCTATTGCCTATTCGACATCTGGAATGTTTGATCCTTCTGGAAAGATGATCATTTCTCATCTTCACAAAATTTTGAGAACCTTTAATCAGTTCAGAATGCTGGAAGATGCTGTTGTCATCTACAGAATGGTTCGTGCGTCTGAGAAGAGAAAGTTCTTGATTGATGTTGGGAATCTTCCAAAGCCAAAAGCTGAGGCTGCAATGCGTGACCTGATGGTCAAGTTCAAAAACAAGCTTGAATACAATGCCACAACCGGTGAACTGGTTAATGATCGTCGTTATGTAGCAATGACAGAGGATTATTGGTTTGCTGTTCGCGGTGGTCAACAGGGAACAGATGTCGAGCAATTCCCCGGTGGTGCTTCGCTTGGAGAAGTGGATGATTTAAGACTATTCAAAGAAACTCTATTCCGTGGATTGAATGTTCCAATTTCCAGAATTGATCCGGGCGCTGCAACGGTTGACTTCTCTTCCAATGGAAGTCAGATCAGCCGTGATGAACTCTCGTTCAATCGATTTATCAATCGATTACGTGCCAGATTCACCCTAATTCTTCAGGATGTGCTTTCTTCTCAGCTTGTCCTGAAAGGTATTGTCACCAAGGAAGAATGGGATGATTTCAAGGATCAGGTCATCTTTGAGTGGGCTAGAGACTCTTATTATGCAGAACTGAAAGATATTGAAATCATCCAGACCAAGATGCAGGCTGCTGGTTTGGCTCTTCCTCTTCTTAAAATTCTCGTTTCCAGAGAATATATCTGGCGTGAAATTTTCAAGTTTGATGATCAACAGATCAAGGATATGACAAAGCAACTGGATGATGATTTCTCTGTCTTGTCTGAACAGGAAGCACAGGCTGCAATGATGATGCAACCACCACCAGAACCAAATGGAATGGACAATCCTACAGACATGAATGTTCCTGTTGGAGAAAGTTTCCTCTTTGACAGTATTGAAGACGTTCAACTGAAAGGTGCAATGATCAAACTATTTGAAAGAATGACGCACAAGAAAGGTTAAATTTTAAGTGAAAGACCTTAGCAAAATTGCTGAGATTGTTTCTTTCGTAGCGGTATTTGCTAAAAGTGAAATTGAAAAGAGCATTGTAGAAGTTCAAGCCAATCTCTACAAGAAACTGAAAGAAGATTTACAGTCAGTCACTCAGCAAATCAACGAAGAGTCAATAGAAGCCGAACGAATGTTCAAGGATAATGTTGCTCTGAAGAGCGATGTGTCTGAAGCACAGGATTCGGCTGTCTATATTGCTAAAGGTCAAATTGATCAATCTACAAAAAGATTGACTCGTATCATAGAAGATACCAACACATTTTTAACCAATAGTATTTCATCATTATCTAACAGACAGATCATTGCTGAACGAGCATTGACCGACGCACTTCAACAGACAGGGTTGAATTTTTCCGATAGACTTGCAGTGCTTTTGGAAGATGTGAACGCATTATCTGAAAAACATAGTGAAACACTGAAGGAAGTTGTTATTGATTCAAATAATGCCCTTGATGTGATTCATGTGGCCGTTTTGGATGAATCAATTTCTAGAATTGCTCAACTTGGTTTTGAATTTGAAGAATCTATGTCTAATCTTACTTATAAAATTAACGAAACCATTGACACTTCTATGAAAATTAAGACATTTACAGGTGAGATTGGAGATACAGCTTATAGTGTAGATGAAATTGTGTCTGTTTTAAAATTAAATGGATTATTGAAAGTTTGATTATTAGCTTGCAATCGTAATCAACGAAACTGGTGTTTCCAAGATCAATTTGTCTATATTCGGAGATGTTTCCGTCCCTACACATGTCTTCATGTCACTCGAATGGCTCATCAATGGGGATGCATAAAAGATTTCCTTAAATATCCTATAGTTCAATCGAATTTGGGAAATATCTGATGGCAAATCTATTAAAAGTTCGTGAGTATGTTACATCTGTTCTGAATAGAGAGGGCGCTAAGACCCTCAATGAACATGTTGCTGACTATTCATTGTCTGCTCTTTCTGAGAGTGTTGATTCTATTGTCGAAGGTAGAAAGGACTATACCGCTCATGCAGTCGATACATGGATGAAGCGTAAAGAATCCGGCTATCAGAAGAGAAAGAATGCCGAGAAGGATAAGAAGAAAATTGATGAAGCTAAGTCTGGTAATATTTTTGACAAACACCTTCTTAAAATTGCAAAAGACACACTGAAAATGTCTGATGTTGGTGCAAGAATTATGGGTGGTATGACTAAAGAAGAAGCTAGAAAGCATATTCATCGTATTACTGGAAAGTATCCAAAAGAAACAAACGAATCCATCAATGAAGGCGAAGTCAAGACTGTCTATAACAAACTTCTAGGTGGTTGGTATAACGTTCGTGGAAAGCATCAGACACCACTAGGTGGTCGATTCGATTCAAAGGAAGCAGCTGTCAAACATTTGAATCGCAATAAGAAGCCTGCGAATGAATCTGTTGTGAATGAAGAATTTGAAGGACACATTCATGCTCTTCATAAATTCTTGGATATGACAGGTGGACAAACAATCCATACAGATAAATTTCCATCTTTAGGAAATAAAAAATATGCAATGGCTCGTCACCACGCAAGAATGGCAATATCGAATTTTAAAAGTTCTGAAGGAGCATCACCAGAATATAAAGAAAATTATCTAAAAAATGCAAATAAACACCTAGCAAAGGTTGAATACCATATCAATCGCATTCACGGAAAGAGATAGCTTAATGTCCAAGAATCAACCTCAACTAATCTCAGAAGAGTTTTACCTCACACCAATCTGTGAAGCTATCAACGGTCAAAAGCAGTGGTATTTGAAGGGCATCTATGCTCAAGCAGATGTCATCAACAAGAACGGTAGAATCTATTCAGAAGCAGTTCTAGACAATGCTATCAATGGTTTCATCAACGAGTACATGAACAATAATCGTGGTGTTGGTGAGCTTAATCATCCACCTAGAATTGCTGTTGATCCAGATAGAATTTGCCATCGTGTCCTTTCATTGGAAAAGAGTGGAAAGAACTGGAATGGAAATTCTGTCGTTCTGAACACCACCTGTGGAAAGAATGTCCAAGCTCTTCTGGAAGGAAACATCAGAATTGGTGTCTCTACTCGTGGATTTGGAACCATGGAAGATAATTCTGCTGGTGTCAAAGTCGTTCAGGATGATTTTAAGATTGTCGCTATAGATGCGGTTTTTCATCCGTCAAATGCTCCATTAGTCACTGCAATTTTGGAAGGTCAAGACCTTTCATTGATCACAGAAGATGTTGAGAGTGTCAATTTTATCCAGAGCATCAGAGAAGATGTTTTGAAGGCAAATGCAAAGATGGTCAACGAACAACAGTTGGCAGCATTCGAAAAGTTCATCAAATATATTTCAAGAACTTAAACTTCACTAAATACTTCATTATACACGTAATAAAAATTCAGTAGGGAGCATTTTAACATGGCATCAAAATTGGAACAGACCATCAGAAATCTACTCAAGGAAGATGAGGGTACAGCCATTGCTGAACCAGCTGCTAACTTGATTGAGAATCCAGAAGACGACAATGAAGAATTTGCCGAGAATCCAGAAGTTACCGATCCAATCGAATCACCAGTTCTCGAAGATGCACAGCTTGTCAATCAACACAGACAGGCAGCAGATTTGATCAGCAAGTATCACAAGAATGATCCAGAAGCTGCAGCTGTTGTTTCTGCTCACCAGAATGCACTAAATGCTTTCGATACCAAAAATCCTTCTGCTCATATGCTTTCCAAGAGAGCTTTCAGAATGAATGCTCAATTCGACCGTATGGACCCACTTCATGAAGATGATGGAATGGAAGATGTCGAACTCGATCCAGATATTTCTGAATTGGGTAATGGAAATATCGATACCTACAAAGATCAATCTTCACTCGGTGTAACCCAAGTTTCAGAACCAGAGATGCCAACAATGCCTACAGCCGAGATGGGAACCTACATGCGCGAATCAATCAGCAAAATGACATTTGAGGATGTCAAGGTTGATCGTTCAGAATTTGGTAAGTTGTTTGAAGGTCAGGGTCTGACTGAGGAAACCATCACAAAGGCTGTCGATCTTTTCGAATCGGCTTGTAATTCTAAAATTGCTACTGTGCTTTCTGGTGTCATCAAGACGATTGCAGAATCTGCAGAGACAATGTTCCAGTCCAAGATCAATGAAGAAGTTGCAAACATCAGGGCTATTGCAGAAGAAACTTCTGCTCAGTGGTTGACAGAGAATCAGATTGCTATTGAATCTGCTACTCGTTCCAACATTACAGATTCCTTCATCTCAGGTCTTCGTACTCTCTTTGTAGAACACTACATCGAAATTCCAAAGTCCAAGGTCAATCTCCTAGAAGCATTCCAGTCCAGAATTGAAAAGCTTGAGGAAAGTGTTTCAATTGAAATGGGTAAGACCCTAGAAGCCAAGAAGCTTTTGACTGAGAGTCAGAAGACTCTTTCTCTGGTTGGATATACCAAGGGATTGACAACACTCCAAGCTGAAAAGGTTACACAGATTGCTGAAGGTATCGAGTTCACAACAGCAGAAGAATTTGTTGCCAAAGTGAAGACGATTGCTGAAGGCGCAGTGGCTGCAACAGTTTCAACTACTGCTAAGACAGCTGCTCCAATTTTGGAAACAGTCGGTGCGACAGTCGTTGATCCTACAACACAGGTTGTGAATGAAGAGGCAATTGATCCAATGGTTGCAAGATACATCCAACACGCAAAGAACGAAGCACTCTAAGCGCAGTCGGTTGATTCAAAAGAATTTCTGCACAATAAAGTTTCATAAATAAAATCATAGTAACAACTAAACAACAGAGGAAGACAACACATGAAGGTCAATAAGCAAATTCTCGCAAAGTGGAAGCCAATTCTTGAGAATGAATTTTATCCAAAGATTCGTGACAACTACCGTAAGCAGGTTACTGCTACATTGCTTGAGAACCAAGAAGTTTCTATCCTCAAGGGCGAAGCTATTGATCGCAACATCCCTCGTGAGTTGATTCTCGAAAATGAAGTTCCTTCCAACGTTTCTGCAAACTTGGGCGGACCTCTCGCTAACAACACAACCAACGTTTCAGGTTATGACCCAGTTTTGATTAACTTGGTTCGTCGTAATATGCCTAACTTGATCGCTTATGATATTTGTGGTGTTCAGCCAATGACCATGCCTACCGGCTTGATCTTTGCTCTACGTACCAAGTATATCTCAAGCCCACCAGCTTCTGCTCCAGCAGGGTTGTTATCTCTTCCAGAAACCAACTATAACGAAGTTAACTCTGCATTCTCTGGTACTGGATCACAGACTGGTAATTCTCCAGCTGCGTTGAATAACGGTGGAACATACACCTACGGTACTGCACAGCCAACCCTAACCGGTGAAATGTTGGGTACTCCGGGTAATCCTTTCCCAGAAATGGGTATCACCATCGAAAAGGTTACAGTCTCTGCTCAGACTCGTGCTTTGAAGGCTGAATACACCTCTGAAATTGCACAGGATTTGAAGTCTGTGCATGGATTGGACGCAGAAACAGAACTTGCAAACATCTTGCAGGCTGAAACACTCGCTGAAATCAACCGTGAAGTTGTTCGTACCGTTTATGTTATTGCAAAGCCCGGTTGTCAGAACACCGATTTGACCACTCCCGGTACTTTCGACTTGAACCTAGACTCTAACGGTCGTTGGGCTGTTGAAAAGTTCAAGGGTATGTTGTTCCAGATCGAGCGTGAGGCTAACCAAGTTGCTCGTGACACCAGACGCGGTCGTGGTAACATCATCATCTGTTCATCTGACGTTGCTTCCGCATTGGCAATGGCAGGCGTTCTGAACTATGCTCCTGCCCTTTCAACAGGTTTGGACGTAGATGATACTGGTAACACCTTCGCTGGTATCCTACAGGGTCGTTACAAGGTCTACATCGATCCATATGCAGTCGCTTCTACACCTACAGCTGAAGCACACGCTGGATTCAACTTCTTCGTTGTTGGATTCCGTGGATCAAGTGCTTATGACGCAGGTTTGTTCTACTGCCCATATGTTCCACTCCAGATGTTCAAGACTTTGGACAGCGAGACCCTACAGCCTAAGATCGCCTTCAAAACGCGTTACGGCATGGTCGCAAACCCATTCGCACAGGGTACGACAGTTGGACTTGGTGCGTTGACAGCTTCTGCGAACGTGTACTACAGACGTTCTAGAGTTATCAATTTGACCGGTACAGCAGTAAGCTAAACCAAGTAGTTGAAAGTTTTGAAGAAATCCCCTTAATTGGGGATTTCTTTTTGTGCATAGTAATAGTGCTCATTTGATGAAAAACTAAATTTTACAAATCTATTTTCTTCCAGTTCATTAAACTCTTTTGGAGTTAAATCTTTATAACATTTTTCTGCTGATTTACACTTTTGTACTAAAATTTTCACTTCGTTATCGGTGATTGTATCACGCTTTAATAATTCATACCACATCCATCGTGAAGCAACTTTCATTAAATTTTTAGATTCAGTCTTTGCTTTGATACTATTGATGACTTGTTGCTTTGTATCAGCATCAAGTGAATCTAACTCAGTGATAAACCTTTCTTCTCCAGCACGGCAAAATCTTTCTGGTAAAACACATTTACTACTGATAAATCCGTGTGGAAACTCGTTTGAATAATCCTTTGCAACTCCAAACCAATTGAAAGAGTGTACACATGTCGGTTGAATCCAGTATGGTATGGAAATTAACCAATGATTTGAGTCTATTTGAACCCATTCTGTAATAGATGAATCTCGTTCGGCCTCAACAACAGAATTTATACAATAGTGATGATGTCCATTATATTCATATAGAAGTGTAATCTCTTTTGTTCTATATTCGTCTAACATGACGCCATCTTCATCAAACATATCAGCATCTTCGGATGATGCGGTACATCCAGATTCAGAAGCATCTATATTGCTGGTAATAGAATTGTGCAATA